TGTTTTGTTCTTGATTAGAAACAACATGACTTACCATATGAACATCTGGATGAGAATTAAATTCGTGTGTATCTAGAATTGGTCTTGCTTCTTTATTTGGACCGGTAAGTTCAGAGTGAATTACGGCGCTTACCTTAGAGTTTTGTAATTTTTTACCTTCTTCGGTGTCGGTAGGTACAGAATAGGTAATTGTATTGGGCGTGTGGCTAATGCGGCCAGCGACTACCTTTCTGTCTGCGGGAGAAGACATGTATCCGCCCTGATACTCTCCAGGGCGTTTAGGCAACACTTTGGGAAGATGCTCCAGAAGAAGTTTTAGAGGATGTGCTAGATAGGGCTTATGTCCGTGTTGTTCGTCTATATCCGCATTAGAATAGTTATAGTGACTACTAGAACCCTTATACTTTACACCAACTGTACCATCATCTGTACCATCATCGTGCCGTATTATATGAAAAGACATTCTATCGTCAAGTTTTCTGGTAACAGGAGTATTGCCGTTTAATACTCCGCTAAGAGTATTAACAGCGTGGTGTGCGGCGGCTTCGCCGTCAAATGTAAGATCGGAACTATGTTCTAGGTGTCCGATACCTGGCTGAGGTGTCTTTACAGATTCTAAAACGAAGTTTTTTAAGTTTAGCATGTAGAAATCCTGATCCATGAAGTAAGTCTGATGTATTTATATAAGACTTATCCAAAAAAGAAAAGGGGACCATTGCTGATCCCCTTCTCATCAGTCTATTTAATGTTACTTAAAACGACCTTACTAGTTGAATACCGACTTCTTGACGATTTACATTACCGCCAAACATACCGCCGATATAGTTGTAGTACTGTACGCCTAAAGCAGTATCCTTTGATACAGAATAGCGAACACCTACGTTACCGCGGTCTTCAACAAACTTTTCTCCCTGGACGAAATCAAAGTTCTGACGGCGACGAGCGCCGACATTAACGCTGACTGGACCATATACAGTCCGTGAGATACCACCGTTGATGCCCCAGAAGTAACCGTTATTACCAGCCTCTAGACCACGACCAAGTTCACCGAATACAACTGGACGGAATCCAAAAACTTCTGGAATGTCAACACCGCCACGAACGGAAAGTTTTGACTTTAGATCGCCTTCGTTAGACTTCTGACGTACCTGTAGTTCGGCGCCATAAAGAAAGCCAGCAGCAGCATCGGTGTATTCAAACTTATACTCTGTTGACTTGTCGTGGCCGCCACGGATATCTCCTAGACGGACTTCGCCGACTAGACTTCCAGCAAGAACCGGAGTGGTTGTTGCTAGTAGGGCTAGAGCGATAATTGCAGTAATCTTCTTCATGTTTACCTCTTTGTTAAGTTAAAACTTCATAATATAATTTAATTTCACACTTCTTCACATAGGCATCCAAGTCGGTATTTGTCTTTTAGACCAACGATGTAGATGCTTTTTACCATTCATATAATAGTTTCTATAATTTTTAACGGGATCATCTGAAATGATATATTCTTTTGCCATTGCAGAAGGTGGAATAGTCCATGTAGAACTTTTCAGATTGTGTGGAACAGATTCTAATGCTGTAGCCAAACCACTGGAATAAACTTTATGCGTCTTTCCGTATCTATACTTATATTCCTCAATAAGTCCGTCCATATGCTTGACCAGCCACATATAGTTAGGAATAGACTGACGCAACCAGATTGAGCATGGATGATTTATATGCGTAGCAGAATAAAGAATGTTTTCTCTATCATCATCTAGCACCCAACGCTTTACATTACGACCAGTCTTAGACTTACCAGCAACCTCTCTACCATCTAGAATACGGTGTGTAGTAGATAACAGTTGGGCGCTTTCGAGAATCATTTTCACAACATGCTTATCAACACACATGTTTGCGGAAATATAGGGACTTTCATCAAGATAAAATATGTTCATAGATATTCAAAGCCTTCATTATCTTTAGTAAAACATACATGCTTAATATTAAAGTTTGCTATGGCTCTCTGACAGCCAGCACACGGTCTAGAAAGACCCTGCACAAAATACTTCTTAGTGCCATCAAAATATTTCACTCTAGAAACATAGAGTTTTGATTTAGCAATAATTTCTGTGTCATACTTTCTGGTAGCATTATAGATAGCATCTGTCTCGGCATGAAGAAAGATAGCATCAGAATTTACCGAAAACTTTTTCTGAAAAGGATGAGTCTTATTCTTGTTTGTGCCAATTGAAATAATTTCATTCTTGTAAACAAGAGCAGCGGCAACCTTAGCCCGTGCAAAGAACGGAGTTGTCTCCGCGATCTTGGACACGATTTCCATTATATACGATTCTTTCATGCAGTCTCACAACCCACTTTTTACCTAGGACATAATAAGTTACATCATTATAATATTCGATCTTTTGGATAAAGTCAAGCATGATGTTTTTTAAATTCTTTAATTAATTGATAGGCAGGATTAATCCAATCGTTTCTTTTCTTAATAAAAATTTGTGGTAGATCATTTTCTACCGCAATAATAATTACCAAATTGGGTACGGATATACCAGTTCGTTCTTCACACATTACCGCATATATAGCAGTCTGCATGAAATAATCGTGAATCCAGTCTTCACGCTTTTGACTGGTAGAAGTCTTAAAGTCTATGATACTTTTCTTATCGTCAAATCTACCGATACAGTCTACCCTACCAGCAACACCAAGAGCATCCGAATACAAAGAATTTTCTATAGCATATAGATCATCAACCCTATCACGCAAGATAGGATAGATTGAATTAAACATATCCTGTGTTAATATATCTGTACCATCAAGAAAGTCGGGATCATTCAAAAGAAATTTCTCGCAGACATTGTGGAGTCTTGTTCCTCTATCTGCTGCTCTGCGAGAAATTCTATTTGCTTCTTCTTCACCGACTCTCTTACGCCACTCTATAAGACCATCCTTCTTCTTCCAACCTAATACAGTTGTTACAGAAGGATACTTCTTTCCATTCTCAGCGAGATAGAATCTACCCTGTGGCGTGTCCTGGACTGACAAACGGTACGACTCGCTTATCAGTTGATGTCGAAATGGCTTTACTAATTTCATTGTTTTCATATGACTCGCGTTTGATGATGTATTCTTTTACCAGACTACTTCTCACAATATCATTTATGTCAAAACTTACAACACCAAAACTATTCATTGATGAAATAATTTTTATAAACTTATGAAATCCAGTCTTTTCTTTTCTTAAATCGTTTTGTGTATAGTCACCACAGAAGATAATCTTACAATTATTGCCTACTCTAGTTATGATAGAATGAAGTTCCTCGTCAACCATATTCTGGAACTCATCTACAATAACAATACAATCCTTTAGAGTTATACCTCTTACAAACGAAGAAGTTATAAACTCTATCATGTTTTTTGATTTAAGTAAAGTATAAGCATCATCTCTACCTAGAATTTCTGAACATATAGAGTGATATGGTGCTTCGTAGACTTGTGCTTTTTCTTTATTGTTACCTGGGAGAAATCCCATGTCTCTGGTTGGTACAACTGAACGAACTACAATTACTTTTTTGTACTTTGATGTTTGTTTAAGAATCTCATTAAAAGCAAGATACAATGATATGAAAGTCTTTCCCGTGCCTGCTGTTCCATACAGCAATAAGTTTTTACTTTGTGAATATTCTTTAAATGTTTTCTTCTGATTTTCTGTTATAGGAAGAATTGCTGACAGATTTAAATTATTCTTTTCCTCTTGTGTATGGTTAAACTTAGCGGCTCTACGCATTTTACGAGAAAGTTTCTTAGCCATATTTTGACCTATGTGTTAGGTTGTTAATTCACCGACACATTATTTTGTTTGTATTGTACTCCTACCCGATTTAAATCCTCCGCTGTGTTTCTTTTTGATTTCTTTTAGAACATCATTGAAGCCATCATCAATCTTCAAACCACCACCAAGTCCTCTGCCGCTGTGTAGTCCAACGACAGTAGGAACTTGTTGATAGTCTGGATTTTTTGAAAATTCTTCATGCTCTGCCATTGTCATCTGGCGATCAAAATACTTTTTCGTCTTTTTGTTATAAAAAGTATATGTTGGCATGTTACTCCTATAATTCTATTTATATTACTTCTTCACTGATTGAAGATACTTAATAACATTTTCTGGTGAAGTTTCTCCATATGGATCAGTCTCACAATTATCTTCGATCCCCGGTTCAACAAACACCTTTTCTACCTTAAGGTTATCAACAACCATAGCGTAGCGCCAAGAACGATAACCAAATCCTAGATTGTCTTTCTTAACAAGCATATTCATATTAGCAGTGAATGAACCACTGCCGTCAGGAATCATCTTGATCTTGTTAACATTCTGACTCTTAGCCCAAGCATTCATAACAAAAGCATCATTAACAGAAATACAATAAACTTCATCAACACCAAGAGAACGAATTAGATCATAATTTTCTTCAAAGCCCGGCACCTGATATGTCGAACAAGTTGGTGTAAATGCTCCTGGTAGAGAGAACACAACAACACGCTTATTAGCAAAATAATCTTCTGTGGTTACATTTTCCCAACGATATGGATTAGAACCACCTACTGATTCATCACGAACACGAGTCATAAAAACAACATTAGGTACAATCATATTTTCCATAATATATCTCCTATTAGTCTGCGTTTCGAGTCAGATAGTTAACACGAATCTTTTCTGGAGTGAAATACTTAGAAACAGTGCGAATAACTTCATCGTTGCTGAACGGCTTACAAGAGAACACATCAATGTAAGCATTACCATTCTTATCAACAAAATGTCCTGAGATATTGCTAGTCTCAATCATCTGACAGAAACTAAATCCTGCCTTGTCTGGATCATGAGTAGCAAAGTGTGCCACCATAGGTTCACCATAAGAAACCATGTCAATATTGATCACAAGTTCTTTAATGAAGGATCTAATATTTTCTTCGCTGTTAATAAGTGCTTTGCCACATCTGCTGCAATCCAACATCAGGTGATAACCCCAGT